GGACCCGAACCTCGATTTTGAAGCTGGGCGTTTAACCGTTTAAGATCATCTTCTGCGCTCGTCTTAGCTCCAACTTTTACGTTACCCCCTTTCTGTCTATCTATACCCCACTTATCAGTAGCTTTATCAGCGTTTTCCGCCAACGCATCAGGTGCGAAAGTTACGGGAGGGACTAAAGGACCAAAAGCTCCAGGCTTTCCGAAATCTGTTTTATTTTTCGTTGAAGTGGGAAGTCCGTCTTTAAACTCCTCTTGTTTACTCCTAAGGTACGCAATTACGTGTGGGATTTCCGCAGATTGAATTTTACTTTTAGAATTCCTCCAAGATACTCGTGGACTGTTTCTTTGTTTGGTTGCCCAAGGCAGGTAAGAATCTTTTTGGGGTTCCGGTTGGAGCTTCCCTCCTTCAAGGGCGTCTCCCATGGCAAAAATAGCCTGTCCTGCAACACTAAACTCAGCCTCTGGTATTTGGCTGGGAACCCATCCGTACTCATCATGGGATCTAGCTTCTACTAACCTATCAGAAAGCGAATACCTACGCTTTCGAAGTTTGTCATATGACTCTAGTAAATCGGATAAAACCATTATACATTAAATAGGGGTGTTACCTCGAGAAAGGCACACCCCTATAATAGGATCTTTTAGTAAAAAATTTAAACCAATCCCGAATACTGTACGGCAAAGTCGTAGCGGATTTCTACCTCGATAGTATGGAACTCGTTGGTCGTATAGTTAAATTCAGCAAGACGCCACGATTTAGGGTACGCGCCATACAGATGTACGTGCTTAACAGGGAACATGGTGTTATCAAGCTGATACAAGCGAATGTGGTTTTTAAACCCACCTACTCCTGTCTCAGTACTTGCCGAGCCTCTAATAAATTGAGGTGTAAAAGAACCCGTAATAGGGTCATAAGTGTTACTCATCCAAGAGAAGAGCTTTTCAGCTAACTGCCCTTTTACTAGGTTGTCAAAAGTGATAGTAACTGATTCAGGCGTAACTTTTCCTGGGTAGAAGTACTTATCATTTACTCTATCGACTACAATATCTTCGGATGCAAACCCAATCTGGCCAACGCTTTTCGCAGCCAAAGTAAGTTTTGATTCATCTTCCAGGCCTTTAGGGAGGGTAATTTCTACTTCCCATTGGTAAGCGCGGTATGACTCCAACCCGTGCGAAAGCATGGGAAGATTTTCTTGATTAAGAGTTCTGTTAGTTTGTGTTGCGTAGTATGCTCGGGCCATCGGTATCTCCGTATTATATAGTCTTTATTAGGCAGTTCCTAAATCTGCAGATTGGTTAGTTAGGTTAACTTCAAAGACCATGACTTCAGCGGTCTTGGTTGGTCGAATTAAAACCTTACACCATAGTTCGTTTCGATCGACTCGAACCGGGGTGTTTACCGTCTCATCACAAATTACACGGAATTCAGTAATACCTCGGCGGTTCTGAATATCAGAGAATGCCGGGTTAAGGAGATTACTTACTCTATTCCAAGTAACCACATCATTAGGCTCGAAAGCCAGTGCGCGAGTAGCGCTTAGAATCATTTTGCGAATCGCAATCATCATTCTGCGAACATTCAAGCGGTCTAAAGCGCTTGGGTTTCGTTGTGCGGTTTTTTGCCCCCAGATAACAATGCCATCTTGAGCAAACTTAGCAATTGGATTAATATTATTTCCAGCCTTGTAAAGACTATCACGGTCTCCTGTAGTAAGAGAAACTTCTACATCAGTAGGTCGTGTGAGTCGTCCTCTTGTTAATCCAGCAGGTGCAAACCATGGGTCAGCCATAATATCAGTAGTACACATCACCGAGATTGCAAAAGCATCAGGAGAGAGATACATATCTGATTTAGAGAAAGTATCAAAGATCTTAATCCAAGGCCAGTAAATTGCGGCATAAGAGCTATTAATTGCAGTGGTTCTGCTATCCCCTCTACCATCGTGCCAGTTTACTGCCTGTTGTGCTGTAGTAAAACCCTCAGGAGGATTAACAACGGCAATAAACTTCTGAGTACTCTCAGCCAGGGAAATCAAGCTATTTTGAAGAGCCTGGTCCGTAATGCCTGGAATACATGCCATTGCAATATCAATGTCATCTCTTCCTAAAGACTGCATTCCAGTTCCTTGGGCTGCGTTTCCTTGAATAGCGGCCCTAATGTCAGTGTTTACAGAACCTCCAGCATCACCAATGTCTCCGTTTGCTCCTCCCGCGAGAAGATAAGTTCCATCAATAGCCTTGATATAAGACCCTGCAAACAGTCGCTCGGTAGCACCTTGGGCAATTTGTCCTCCAGGACCGTAACTTGAAGCGCCGAGGAAAGTTGTTCCTGTAGAGCTCCAATAAACCGGAGGGGTCCAAGCTTCAACAGTGGGATCTCCAGCAGAGGCGCCAACACTTTTAAATTGACCTTTAATATTGTCGGAAGCGAGGGTTCCAGTGTTCCCAACGTTAATAACGTTTTCAGGCCAGTTTCCGGAGTCTCCATCCTTAACAAACTCTAATCCGAAGGATTCTTCTAACCCTCCATCTTTATAAATTTCTAAGTTAAACACACCGTCAAGCTTAGATACAACTTTAGCGTGCAATCCATATGTTGAAGTAACACCTGACTTCGTAACAGAGCTATAGTTATATCCAGCTCCTGTCCAAAGTGATTCAAGGGAATAAACGCCGCCTGCGGATGATGGGCAAATAGTTGACCCATATGCTGGGTTACCAGCATGAGAGTCATCAACAGCTACACCTGAATAGATCGCGGTCGCTCCAGAAGACCACTCCAAAGGAGCGATAGGGTACTTAGGCAGCCAGGTCGCGTCTCCGCGTACTCCTGTGTATCCGTTTGCGGATACAGTAAGAACAGTAGCTGATCCCGCATGGGACCCTACAAAGTGAACGGAACTTGCGTCTCGTTTAACAACTGTCCAAGGCCAGTCACCATCTTGAAGCTTAGACACAGCAGTAACAAGAGTGTCAGCACCACCAGTGGTAGTTGCTGGGAGTCCATCTCCCGCTACCGTGAATGTGTAGTTGGCGACTCCATCTGGGTTGTTGGACGTTCCATTTTCATCTGTACTTTGAATATCAAATATATAAGTAGCAGAGGCTTGGAGACCGCTAACCGAAACCGCAGGACAGGTACCCCAATTAATAGCAGCAGAAGCATCTAATGCATCGTCTGTAGCACACCGTACAAAATACAGTGAATTGGTTCGGGTAAGAATCTCTAAAGCTGCTTGAAGAGCTTGTCCACCACTTACTTGGTCAGGTCGACCGAACTCACGTAGGAGTTGAGCGGCGCTGGTAACCAAAATGGCTTTATCTTTTTTTCCTCTTGCGGCGAAGCCAACTACACCAGGTAGTGATGCGCCCACTGCAGGGGGGTATTCAGAGAAATCTTTCTCTATTACGTAACTTCCGGGACTGTTGTATGTTGCCATGTTAATTTTCTCTCACGGATATTAGGTTGCGTCTAGCGAATTCTCTAACCGTATCGGTTAAGAACAGCTTTGGTACTTGCACGGAGGCTTTTGGGTTGAGCCAGTGATGGACATAGTCTTTTCCATCAAAAAAAATCAACTCTTTGCCTTGTGACGTTAGGTTTCGAAGCGTAATCATTAATATTCCTCTATTTTATTTATACGACCTGGAGGACAAAGAATGGTATTTTATCTTCTATATTTCGTTTCTATGTTACTGTGCGAGGATCGGCAGGATCTACCAAGTGATATCTACGTTCAGGTAAAGCATTACCCGGAGTGTCAAATCCTTCTAAATCCCCTCCTGCAGCCTCTCGGTACTCTTCCTCCGTATTAAAAATAGCAATATCAACCCCCACATCTGTGATATTACCTGATTTTGTTAACAAATAAGTCTTATTTGGGATGTATGTGTCGAGAGCAATTTGTACAGATTTTTTAATAATCCTATCCTCTCTATCCCCGACTTGGTAAGTGGAATTATCAGAAACTTGAGTAATGTAGGATAGTACAGTGTTGCTACGGGACGTACGAATAGGCATCCCAGGGTTGAAAAACAATTGAAACTGCTCCATAAGCTGGTTAATGTCTTCTACGTACTTAGCCCAAAAGTTAATAAGGAAAGTTAATTTTACTGGTTTTGAAGCTAAAGAAACAACTCTAACAGCTCGCTGTTCTGTTTTATTCCATGCTCTGGACATTTCCACTAAAGAGTCTGTCCTCCTTCTCTCCGGATCATCCTCTATATCGTCAATAGATACTGAAATTACAGGAAGCGTTAGATTTCTATCTTCTTTCAGTTTAGCGATAGCTCTCTCAGGGTTAGCGAAGAAAGTGGCGATATCTGACTTGTTTTTCCCTTCCTCATCCGTGAGCGTAAGCGTAGAAATTTTCTGAATTACATATTTGGTAATTTCCCGATAAAAATTAGTTTGGGTGTG